TGGATTGAATAAATAACTCTATGTGGAGTTATAATGGTGAAGAGTTTACCTCTGAAATGATTGAAGATAATTTAGGCTTTGTCTATATTGTCACAGATAAAAAAACAAAGATGAAATACATCGGAAAGAAGGGATTCTTTTCAAAGGTAACCAAGCCACCACTTAAGGGCAAAAAGCGTAAAAGACGGTCTTTCAAAGAGTCAGATTGGAAGAAATACTGTGGCTCCAGTGAGGCAGTAAAGATGCTCGTAGAAGAGAACGGGCTGGACCATTTCGATCGGGAAATACTGTATTTGTGTAAAACGAAGGGAGAGCTCAATTATATGGAATTACGTGAGCAAATACTAAGAGAGGTTCTGCTGAAACCTGATGAATATCACAATGCGTTCGTTGGGGGTAAGATCCACCGAGGCCATATCAAGGCCCTGTGGAAGTAAAATAAGTGTTTACATTTAGCTATTTTTACTGTATAATATACATTATGAATAAACAAAATAGAGCGCGAGGTGCGTCATTATAATAGTAGACTACTCAGGTATCGCGGTTGCAGCATTCTTTGCTCAGTCGTAGGGTACCGAAACCCCAACCGAAGATATGCTTAGGCATGTCGTTCTCAATACTATTCGTATGTACAATACAAAGTTTAGAGAAGAATACGGTCAGATGATCCTAGCGTGTGATGGAGGATCATGGCGAAAAGATGTATTCCCTGAATATAAGGCGAACCGCAAAAAGGCAAGAGACAAATCTGATATGGATTGGGGCTTTTTCTTTGATACGCTGACCAAGATCCGAGAAGAGGTTGCTACCAATCTTCCATGGGCATCTCTTCATGTAGGAAATGTTGAGGCTGATGATATCATTGCAACCTTAGTCAAAGAAACACAAGAGTTTGGCAAACATGAAAAGGTAATGATTGTATCTGCTGATAAAGATTTCATTCAGCTACACAAATATCCAAACGTAAAGCAATTCTCTCCTATGAAGAAAAAGCTTATTACTGAGACTGATCCAATTGGATATATCAGAGAGCATATCTTCCGTGGCGATTCAAGCGATGGTGTACCAAATGTCTTGAGCGGTGATGATGTATTCATTACTGAAGGATCTCGCCAGACACCTCTCTCAAAGAAGAAGATAGAGGCTTGGCTAGAAAACTTTGATAAACTACAGGATGTAATGCCAGAAAACGTTTACCGTAATTACCAACGAAATCAAAAGGTGATTGACTTAGACTTTATTCCTACGAATATACAAGAACAAATAATCGAAAAATATAATAACACAAAGATAGCTCCGAAAATGAAGGTACTGAATTACTTAGTTACTAATAGGCTAAGCAATCTTGTATCATCTGCCTCGGACTTTTTCCCACATGAAATCAAATAAAGAAACACTATTGCATGAAATTCTTGAACAAGCTCAAGGATATAAATCAGAAGGACCTCGTATTAAGTTTTTAAAGAAACATGATACATTTGTTCTTCGCACTATCCTACAACTTGCGTTCAATAAGTCTATCGAACTAGCCTTTCCTGAAGGTGCACCACCGTATAAAGAATTGGAATCACCGGTCGGTTTAGAGCCAGTAAGATTGAAAAATATTATTAAAGGTTTGGGAAACTGCGTAAAGGGAGCTCAAGTACCAACCATTAAGAAAGAAAAAATCTTTATCGGTATACTTGAATCTATTAGCGCACAAGATGCAAAAATAATTATCGCTGCAAAAGATAAGAAACTCGATGAGATGTATGGCAATATAACGTATGATCTTGTTGAAAAGGCGTTCCCAGCTCTAGTAAAATAAACATTTACATATTCGCTATATAAGTATATAATTATATCTATGAATATATTCGCATTATCACCAGTTCCTCGCGTCGCAGCTGAATGGCATTGTGACAAACACGTACCAAAAATGATCGTCGAATCAGGTCAAATGCTATCGACTGCACATCGCATACTCGATGGTAATATGGATCGAAGACCTTCATCGACAGGTAAAACCATGGCAAAGTATTGGGAACTCGGTGATGATCGCGAAAATGTATTATACAAAGCAGTCCACGTTGGCCATCCTTGTACAGTATGGACCATGGAATCTCATTCGAATTACAATTGGCACTATGATTTGTTTATGTGTCTATGCAAAGAATATACTCACCGTTACGGTAAACAACACCTAACAGAAAAGGTATTGGCTAAAGTACTCAAGCGTCTGCCAACAAATATCAAAAAGTCTCATATGACACCATTTGCTCTTGCTATGGGTTCAGAACCAGATTGTATCGATCATGATGATTGCATTGGTTCATACCAAAATTTCTATCAAACAAAACAAAAAAGATTTGCCATGAAATGGACAAATCGTAATACACCACATTGGTTTAAACCACTATGACATACGATTACTATTGCGATAAATGCGACAAGGTCTGGGAAGAATCTCACTCAATTGCCGACAGAGATAAACCTGTAGGAAAACCTTGCCCGTGTGAAAAAAACGGAACTGTAAAACGAGGAGTCTGTGCTCCAGGATTATCATACCAAGGAGCTATATCACCTATTCGTAAAGCTGGTAGTGGATGGAATGATGTATTAAAGGGAGTTTCGAAAGCTTCAGGTAAAAATTCTACAATCAATCACTACTAATATGAAAAGAAATTCTAAAGCTATTCGAGATAAAAAAACTCGTGAGCATAATGGTGATTCATTTGAGAGAAAAAAACGTAAGCGCGAAAAACAACAGAATAGGCAACGTCGCTCAGATAAATTTGAATACGAAGATTACATAGATTATGATGAACTTAACAAGAACGAAGACTTTTGAGCACCAGGCGGTTGAGCTTGGATACGAAGATCTCGATACCGAAACAAAGAAAAGCGGTAGATCTTATCTAACTCCAGATGGAGTTTCATATCCTTCAATCACTACCATTCTTGGATACTTTACAAAAGCTTCTATCATTCAATGGAGGAATAGAGTTGGTGAAGAAGAAGCAAATCGTGTAACGCGACATGCATGTGCTCGAGGTAATGCTTTACACTATACGGTTGAGAGATATATTAATAACGAAGAAGATTTCCTTCAAGGCGAAACAATGCCGCATATCCTTCAATTGGTTAATGCTGCTAAAGGTGTATTAGATGAAAGATTAGGAAAGGTTATTCTTCAAGAATGTCCTCTCTATTCTGATCAATTACAAGCAGCTGGCAGAGTAGATTTGATTGGAGAGTTTGATGACACACTATCGATCGTTGACTTTAAAACATCGAAACGAGTAAAGTCCCTCGAGGATATTGAAGACTATTTTATTCAAGCATGCACCTATGCCGTGATGTTTGAAGAACGAACTGGAACACCGATCGATCAACTCGTTATTCTTATGGTAGTTGATGGATCAAGTGAACCTATTGTATTTAAACAAAATACTGATGATTGGCTCGAAAAGATGGTCAATAAAATTACCTCATATCATGCACAAAACCCTCGCTGAATATATTCTACACCTGAAGGACGCAATGCCTTTAAATATGTGTCAGAAGATAATAGAGACATACGACTCTGTTAACAAATCTGATCCAAACTATCTCAAAAGAAAGAATAAGATATTCGACTTTGATGAGATTAACATGTTGAACCACGATGCATTTATTGATTTTCGTGAGCCGATGGGCAAACTTATGCGAGCAGTCAATAACTTCTATATGGACAAGACGCATAATGCTCTAAAAGATCGCCTCGTATGTTATGAAGCTCTGAAAGATTACGAAGCTCCAAGAGTTAAAAGATACGAACCAAATCAAGGAATATTTGATTGGCATATTGATGCTTCTGATCAAAACTCATCAAGACGTGCAGTCGTTATGTTTTGGTACCTCAATGATGTAGCAGAAGGTGGAGAAACGATCTTCGATATCGGTGAAGAAGTAGCTATAAAGCCCGAGGCTGGGAGTGTGGTATGTTTTCCACCGACATGGCAGTATCCACACAAAGGTGCCACACCAATTTCTGGACCAAAATATGTGATATCATCGTATGTTTGGCTGCCTCAAGATCACCCAATTTGTGATTAATTTCACAAAAGTTTGAGCGCAGCGTATAAGCCGCTGATACCCATTGAGATATACCGGTTTACAAAATGCGCTAAATAAGGTATAATATATCCATAATCAAGTTAAACATTATGGATAAAACAAAAACAGTCAAAATTCTCGGCGGCGAACTTCCTGAAGATCACCCCCTCGTTAAAACCGGCAGATCAATCGAAGATGGTGTTGATCTCATGAAGTCTCTTATGTTAGAGAATTACAAGGTGTGGTCAAACATCCCCGAAGATAAGACTGCTTCTGAATGTGCAGAGTCTGACGTCATTCGCGAGAATATGTATAGCGAATTTGCTCGAAAACTTGGACACCTTAAAGGTAACAAGTACATTAAGATCACAACTGGTGGTCGTAGCTCAGCTTGTGGATTTATCGTCAACACTCAC